TTCAGTACGGAAATATCGTTTCCTGGACTCATCTGCGGCATGACAACACCAGACCCGGCAAATGCCGCCGTAACGTTGTTCCAATCATTGGCCAGCGCCAAGGCATCAGTCTGACTTCCTCCCGTAGCAGTGAGTGGCCCGCTCACAATCGAAACTATACCCGAACCTGCGCCAGTACGGTTAAATAGCGCCAGCAGATACTTGTAAAAGTTCGTTGTCGGCGTGCCATCCTGCTGATTGATGATCTTCGTTCCACCCGTAATGAAGGCATACGGGAACGATCGAAAGCTCATGCGCCAGCCGGAATTGGGTCAATGTAGCCGCCATTAAGAGCGGTGCACATCTGCGCAGTGGAGCTCAGCTCAAATACAGCGTCTCTAGCTATACCAAGACCTCGCCAGCGCATAGGGGGCCGATAGCGCCCGGATGACACATTCTGCTGCGGACGATATTTCCCGAACGTGTTGCCTCCATCTTTGGATATCCGGAGGTTAACGACCGGTGACGGAATCGCCGTGACTGGTCCGAAACCAGAACTGAATCCGCTGCTCCACGGGCTGAGGTATTGTGTAGTCTCACCGGTGCCAGGCTGATCACCGGTCTGAACATCCGCCATGAACATTGAATGCTGAACCCATTTCAGCTCGTTCACAACGTGAGGAAATGACCTGACCCATGGAATTGGCTGTCCAGCGTCCAATTTGGCGCTGTAGGTCATCTCATATAGTGTACCGTTGTTCCAATCGAGGCCAAGGTTGCGGCCATAGGCGAAAGCCGTGAAAGTATTTCGCGCCCGGCGGAAGACACCATTCGTGTCAAGCCAATTGTCCTCCCACCATTGCTCAGTTGCCGCATCATATACCCAGGTATTATCCGCAGTCGGGAACGTAATGCGGTAGAAGGAATGGCCACCGATCTGATAGACGGAGCCGATTGCATCATCCACCTTGGGGTATTTCTTCCATTCGGCTTCAACGGCATGATTAGATATACGTTGTGCTAAATTCTGCGACCCTGAACGCATCGCCATAAAGCCGCCCTCTGGCGAGGAAGACAGCCAATAGACGAAGGTATCCATCTTGGCAGGACTATATGCCGCCTGCAGGCCCTGCTCGATAATATTGCCCGGCAGAATCTGGAACGGAAATGGCACCGCGCCGGCATTGAACCATACTTCTGATTTCTGCGGACCAAAGATGTAGGCCTCTCGCTCGATAGCAACGACAGACAGGACATTGTCGGGCCATGCCGTCTTTATCCCAACAAACAAACTATTAAATGCAACCTGACCCGACAGGCTGGAATACCATTGATTGGTTCCAGGATTGTTGAAGATCAAAAAGCTATCTAGAAAATCCGCTCGCGTTGCTCCGGGAAAACTCACATCAGTTATGGAGCTGAACGCCTTGTTGGAGATGGTTATTTGATAACCGTATGGTGACCCATCTACAACGATAAGCGTTGTACCGTTGTCTGCCATGGACACGGGCGTGATGGCCGGAACCTTAAGTACCCCCAACAGATTGAATGTGAAATTCGTATCAATGTAATAAACATTAGACCCGACAACAGCAAATAGATCGCCATTAGGGTCGGCTGTACCTCTCGTCGAGCGGTAGAGACATCTTCCCTGCGCAGATGCTGGGGGACCAGCTCCGATTACATTCAGTCCAGGCCGAGCATAATGCGTAGTCGGCATATTGGGCGCCGTCTTCTCCGGGTTCTCCTCTGGAAACATGTTGATGCAGCGCTGGGCATCAGCAATTAGCGAAGCTGAAGAATAGGCGCCCGACCTCAGCGGGATTGCGACCATGCTACCTGCTCGCGCGTCTTAAGCGCATCGCCGCACCAGATGATGTCATACTTTGCCGTGACGGCCCGCTCTGCCTCCTCCATGGAGGAGAAGACGCCAAACGGTCCGATCGGAATATCAGGAGGATATCGGCCTATGCACCATTCGCCTGGCTTACGCAGCCAGCAATAGAGCTTGCGGCGCCGGGACACTGATTCTATGCCTGCCACACACCAGCTTTGACACAATAAAATCTGACTGCAGCGGGAGTTGTGGTATTGCCGGCAGCAACGGCCACCGCTGCGCTAGTGCTACCGTTGAGCTTATCAGCGGCAGCAGTCACTGGGTTGGTTCCTGGATTGGCGTAGACATTCATGCTTGTGGCGGTCGAATTGATTACCACAATAATGGTGCCAGGAGTTGTTGCAAAAGGTAGAATGGCGCTATCTGCAGCATTTGCCACGGTATCGAACTCAATGAGTTCGAATCCAGATGGTATCTGGAATCCAGCCGCCTGCGTGCCGCCGGCATGCGCCGTGAGACCGCTCTCGTATACGCGGTTCTGGCCGCCTGCTAGCGCGAGCAACCAAATCCCGTCGATGAGTTGCTGATCACCGTATTGCGGAGGAAACCCTGGCATTGTCCTGTACTCCTAGTTGCAGTTAGTAACTGTCGCTGTCTCCACGATAATCGTATCCACGATTGCGGCTCCGCAGAAAGCTCGGCATTACGAGCGTTGAGACTGCCTGGTTGGCCAGGCGAATGACATTCATGCCCTCGCGCGCCAGGGCGATGATTTCCGGATCTGGCGGCAATGTCCAAGCCGTTCTAAAACGTCTGGCAAGGCACCAATTCATCGCCGCCTCATATTCAGGCGGAAAATTTATCTTCTGAGTGAGGCTGGCAAACCGCGGTAGGACCGTTTTGAATCCGAAGTGCAGCTCGTATTGAGACTGTTGAGGAACCGGCCACGGATAAATCTGGCCTATGGGCCATTGCGGATCGTAGAAGACGCGCCACGGTAAGGTGCCGATGGTCTTCACCGTAATCCGCGAGTAGTCCTCTTTCGAGGGGATGATGTCGAGCGGGATATCGACCGGGAACTGTACAGGCTGCGATGAGTTCAGGAACCTCATATACGCATATTCAAGGCGGTCCGGACGCGGGTTTATGTTGACGATCTGGCCAAGGCCTACGTTGTAGAAGTTGGCCCCAGTGGCCACGAACGCATATTCCGATATCGAGTAGACAAGCCAACGCTTGCGAGCCCATTGCGCCAGCAGCCAGTTGGCGTGGCGCAGAGCCTTGGTCATATAGGCCTGCTCGATGGCCTCATCCAAGCCGATGATGCCGCCGTCCTCCAAGGCATTCTGAAGCAGCTGGCCGACATTATCGACAGCCAGTACCGGTTCAGACGGGCCGCCTAGGACGGGCTCGGCAGTCATCGACACGAGCGTTACTCCGCCTCTTCCGTAGGTTCTTCAGGCATCAGCGTCGCATTACGGGTTTGCGCCGCAATCTCAGTCTTGATCCGATCAATTCCCCATCTCTTGTCGATTTCAATACCAGCCTCTTCAGCAACCGCCTGCCAGTGCTCTTTGGCTGACTTTTGAGAACCTAGTTCTACGGCAGACGCTTCTGGTTCTTTGACCTCTTCAGGCACCGGCGCCGCATTGCTGGCCGTGTTCTGCATCGCGGATAGCAGCTTCAGCAGGAAGTCATTCTGGCCGCCCTGCATGGCAGCAACCACCCGCTCAATCAGCTCGTGATTGGCAATTTTAGGATCGGGCGCGCGAGGTACATAAATCTTGCCGGTATCTGGATTTTCCGGATCAAACTTCTTTGGCCCAAAGCGCGCAGGACGCCATTCAGTCGTGTCTGAAAACTCCCAACGATAATCGCCGCCGCCGAACTTGGCCTTCTCTTCAGCGGATCGCTTTACGAGAAAGATGCCATACTTATCCCCGCATTCCTGAGCATCTTTGGCGATCGCCTCCCTGCCATCCGGATGATATACCCACGTCGGGAAGAAATGAAAATCAGTCCGATTGAAGTATTTGGCCAGACCCTTAACTTTAGAATAGTCAAAAATGGCGGCCTGCGGAGGCGGCGTATTGTATGTGATGGTCGAGCCATCCGACATGATGACCTTGGTACCCTCATTCGCAATCTCGGGATCCAGGTATTGTCTACGTCCTTGCGCAACTCCGGTTGCCTGTCCAGTGGCAATGTCATAACCGAAATTTCCTTGAGAGATATGCTCTTCCATTTTCTTCTCCTTAGAGTCCAAAGCCCATCAAAGGCCGTAAAAACAGGTTCTGAGTTGGTGGCGGTATCTGCACGATAAATTGTGGATCCCATGCCAGATGATAGTCACGATAGCTCGGCAGCGGCTCGAGGAAGACCTGCACCGGTTGCCACCACGCTATACCGGCAATCCCAACCGGAGCCGCAAATGATCGAAACGTCTGAGTAGTTGCCCCTTCGAATTCTCTTGGCCTGGGCAAAGGATTGAAGTCATCGGCGTTGGCCGCAGCATAGAATGACTGTAGCGGCGGTGCGATGAATGGTGGAAGCGTCTGTATGACAGAAGGATCATCTTTTGGAGGCGGCGGTCCATTATCCGAAGGGATTAACCAGCCAATTCCAGCAATCGTGCTAGAGATCGGCACCTGAAGACTGAAGAAATTATTGCCAGGAGTCGGGAGGTAGGGCTTCCACCTTTCCTTGTCTTCGCTTGGAGTATACCAAGCGATACCAGACACCGGTACGGTGCTGGTCGGCACCTGAACACTGAAGAAGCTGTTGCCCGGCGTCGGGAGATAAGGCTCCCATCTCTCCTTATCCTCACCAGGCGTGTACCAGGCAATCCCAGAGACAGGAACAGTTGACGTCGGGATCTGAACGCTGAAGAAATTGTTGCCGGGAGCTGGATGAAACGGCGGCAATCTCTCCTTGTCTTCGCTCAGAGTGTTCCAGGCCATCCCGGATACTGGGGCGGTCGCAACTGGCACCTGAACACTAAAGAAGCTATTTCCAGGTGTAGGCCGGTACGGCGTTGGCCGTTCCTTATCTTCGCTTAGCGTGTTCCAAGCGATCCCAGATATCGGAACAGTCGCGGTTACCGGCCTGAAAACGAATGCCTCTCCACTGGCATCCGGAATAGCAGGCTTGGGCCTTTCCCATCCGTCCCACTGTGGCAACCACGTCGTGGGTACCGGATGAGGAGAACGCACAAACCAGTTGAACGACTCATCCGTCCTTTGCCGGTTAGGATTTGGCGGCCTGTCCTCTTGGCCCGTTGTCGGCAGCCATGTGGCTACCGCTGCCGGTATTTGAACCGCAAAGAAATTGTTGCCTGGGGTCGGCTTAAATGGCGCCGGTCGTTCTTTGTCCTCGCTTGGAATGTTCCATGCAATGCCGGAGATCGGCACCACAGAGGTGATGGCGCGAAGAACCTGAACTGTTGCGCTCGGATCGGCGGCAACCCGTTTTGGCTTTTCCCACCCATCCCATTGAGGAAGCCAGGTCGTCGGGACTGGATTCGGAGAGCGAACGAAATACGTATTGAGCCTGGGCTCATCGGGGGGCCGCTTCTGTGCCGGAGGCCTATCTTCCTCACCGGTCGTTGGCAGCCAAGTCGTCGGAACTGGGTTGGGTGACCGGATGAAGTATGTGTTTAGCCGCGGTTCATCCGGTGGGCGTTTCTGCGCCGGAGGACGATCCTCTTCCCCCGTGGTCGGCAACCAAGTCGTCGGCACCGGATTGGGCGACCGAACGAAATACGTATTCAGCCGCGGCTCATCCGGTGGACGCTTTAAAGCTGGCGGTCGGTCCTCCTCCCCTGTAGTCGGAAGCCAGGTCGTTGGAACAGGATTAGGAGACGGTGTGAAAAATTGTAACGATTCAACCGCGCTCTTATCTGGCCGCATAGGCCATGGCAGCCTATCTGTATCGCTGGGACGGCTCCACCCAATCGTGACAACAGCACCGCCAGCCGCCGCAAGCAGGTCAAACCCAGCCATCAGCATCGTATCTGATGAACTGTTTGCCGCCGTATAAGAAGTCGATGTAGTAGTGCTCGCGGCTTGCGCCGCCGCAGCGTTAGTGCCATTCCCCGCTGGGTCGGTTGCGTCCCGATAAATCTGCGAACCAACAGGTGCCGTAAATACAGTAGCCGCCGGTGTGCCGGGAAGCACCGCCATACAGGTAAAATTGCCTGAGACGGTCGTGACGGCCAGAGTCTTAGTGGTTACTGGCGTGCTTACAACATTCGACACAAAATGTGCAAATGTCGTGGTGCCGCCGGTCTGATTTACGTTTTGAAACGAACATCCTTCAACATAAGCTTCAACACTAACGCTAGGCGTAAATGAAAATGTCTGGTTGCCGGAAGCAGGGTTGACTATGCCAAACCAAGCTATACCACCAGAACCTGATAATGAGGCGTTACCTATCTGCGTGCATGCGACGCCGTTCCACGTCACACTTGAAAATGTTGGCTGCCCGTTACCGTAGACAATGGAAAAAACGGCTACGGAGTTCGTAAGGCCGGCGCTGATAGTCAGCCCGGTGAAGGTGTTGGCTCCAGTGCCAGTGCTAGTAATAACCTTATGCGTGCCGACAGCGTCTAAGGTGACGGCCATTTACTTCACCAGTTACTTCCACCAATTCCTATTGTTACGAAAGCAGGCGGAGCGGCCACTGTGAACGACACAGCGGAAGACACCTCATTACCGGCCGGACTGGTGGCAACAGTGAACGATGCGTTTCCGGACGCAATCACCCAGTCAGCGGCTATAAAATTCGTGCCGCCGGTAGCGATGGAGTGGTTGGCGGTGGGAGTCTGCGTGGAGCCATTTAACGTCGGTGTCGTCTGCGTGCTGGCTGCGATCGCAAATAGATAACCTCCAGCAGGAACACTGACCGTATAGCTCGCCTGTCCGCCAGCGGTAGTGGAACCAGTGCCAAAGACAGTTATGGTATCTGTCGTGTACCAAAGACAATAGTTGCGCTGTTGGAAAGCGCTTCCGGTCGCCGTAAAGACAACGGATTGCACACCAGACCCAGAAGCAACACCAGAGAAGACGAAGCACTCATCACTTCCATCCGATACCTGCAAGGTCATCGCGGCGCCGCCTACCGTCAAGGTAGGCGTCCCGGATACCCCTGGACAAGCAACGGCTACAATAACGGTCGGACTTGCAGTCGGCCCTATATCAAGGGAGACGGTCGAAACCGTTGTCCCACTGGTATCCGTTGTTGTAGAAGAAAATGTATAGCTCATTGTGGAAACACCGTTGCCGGCCTGGAGACTGCTTGCATGCCGAAGCCGGGAGAGGTGATCACATCCGTCCCGTATGGCGTTAGATTGGAGTAAAGCCACGTCCCATTGTTAGGGCATGGGCCAAGCAGATTGAACTGACAACCTCCATCATCCCAGCTCCAGGCCAACCATCCCATTTGATAGGTCTGCAGAGTCTGCATGAGGATGTCTGGCGTGACCGGGGTTGAGTTGCTGTCCCCGCACGGTGTTCCGCAACCGAACTCTCCAAAGATTACCGGCACGCTTAGACTGGCCAATTGAGCCACCGCTGGACCCCACTGCCAACCACACCCGTTGCAGATCGGATTGGTGACATAGAACTCGCCGTAATTGTGGATCGAGAATACGATGCTATGTAGAGGATCGGCGTCTTCGATCTGCTGGGCATAGGACATGAGCTCGTCGAAGCCCTGCCCAGAGCAGCCGGCATCAACCACGAGAGGTGCGGTATAGCCCGCAGAGCGCATTGTCGGGATGGCAGACAGATAGCCGTTGACGTAATCCGAGGCATTCGGATCGTCGCTGCACGGTCCCCACTCATTGGCAATATTGAACATCGCAATGTTGTTGTAGGTCGTCCAATCTGCCGCCTGCGAGGTCCAGAAACCAACCGCCGTGTTGAGATCGGCCAGTTTTGTGCTTCCAGTGGTCTGCGTACCGGTATTGTAGTTCGTGTAAAAGACACCCGGAATCGGCACCACCTTGTTAGTGACATCGTCATTCAGAAAGGCCTGATTGGTCGCCCACGGCTGATTGAAGAACGGCACCAGCCTTTCCACATTAGGCTTGGCCATAAAGCGGCTATCTTCGCTCGCGTCGTAATGCTGGCGATTAGCGCCAATCGGCGTGAACAAATTACCGTTTGCATCGTAGATCCCGCGGCCCACGACGAAAAAGCCGTTGCCGGTGTTATAAGACGGGCGCGTCGCTATCGGCGGAATCAAACCATTCGGCGTCACGAAGGTATATTGGTCTGGCGAACCGGCCGTGCTCGTGCCATTGGCTGTAGTTACGGTCACATCGACCGTTGCCGCGCTCTCAGCCGGCGCTACCGCAGAAATGCTGGTGTCACTGCTGACCGTAAAGCTGGCGGCCGGGACCATACCGAAATTGACTGCGGTAGCTCCAGTAAACCCAGAACCGCTTACTGTGACCGAGGTGCCGCCAGATGTCGTGCCATTGCTAGGACTGACCCCGCTCACGGCTGGCTGCTGTGGCGCGGTATAACTGAACTTGTCGGCCGTCACTACCTGGCTGGTGCCGTTCGCCGTCGTCACCGTCACGTCTACCGTACCGGCCGCCTCCGCAGGAGATGTGGTCGAGATTGCCGTATCGCTGGAAACGGTGAATTGCGCCAAGACCGAACCGAACGTTACCGCCGTGGCACCGGTAAAGCCGCTGCCTGCGATGGTGACAGCAGTCGCCCCACTGATGGGGCCTGAACTCGGGGAAAGGCCACCGACAACCGGCGCTGCCGGCGGAATAGGCGTTCCCGGAGCAACGTCGGAGGAGACATCTGCCCATGTGTATCCATAGCCGCTGCCGAGCGCCGCCGTGGTTGTAACGGAGGATGAGCCCGGCGTATGGCTGCCGGCCGCCCCGGTCGAGTTGTTGTCGATGAAGTCCTGAAGACCGCTGATCGAGTTGACCGGCGCATTGGCGTCCGTCGTAATCGCACCGATGACAAAGTTCCCAGTCGCGCTCGGGAGCGTCACCGAAGCAGTAGCCGTCTGCCCCTTCATGGCGGCGACATTCTGAAACGTAGCCGAGCCGCCACCTTGATTGGCGCCGGTAAGCGACCAGCAGGATACGGTGATCCCATTCGCGCCGCTCCATGTCGTCGAAAGGGTAAGTTTGCCGCTCGCCGGATTGACAAGACCAAACAATCCAGCCCATGCCTTTACACCCCCGGTATTGGCGACCGAGGTGAGCGGAGCCATTGGCGTCCCGCCCCATTTCATGGCGACGTTGGTAACGTTGCGGCCGGCGCCGCCGATCAATGCGGCGCACTCTAGAACGCGCTGCGTTCCGGTCCCAACCGTGAGCGGCGTCGCATTAAAGCTTGCCCTGTCTAGGCCACCATTATCCTGAAAGCCAAATGAATCGAGCGCAACTTGCGCTGATGCGGGCACCGCAGAGACGCACAACCACAAGGCAACCATAGATATTCGCGGCATGCCACACACCCGTTGTCAAGAGAAGCTAACGACTGCTAACCATTCCGGCGGATCTGGCGATTGATAGACATCAAGAAGAACTGACCACACATCACTGCGGGGCGGCGTTCCTGAAAGCTGGAACAATGCAGGATGCTCACCACCGGCCTTGATGAAGTTCTGCCAATTCTCGGTGCAGTAAAGCTGCATATTCGTGCCTGTGTTCATGCAGGCATTCCAGAACGGGAATATGGTTGAGTTGGTAGCGTTCCCTAGGTCAACCTCTGCGCCGCCTTCGTATCCGCACATTCGTATCTTGTTACCGGCAAGATTTGTGAACCCCTGGCACCAAGAAAACGTGGCGGTGTAAACAGCCGCCATTCCAAGCACGCCAGCAGGATTATTGACGGCAGATGCCGGGAAACCAAGTGTTGGATCGTCCAGGTACGCGTTGACGGCAGATGGATTCGCCCCACCGTTCCAACTGGTGTTGGCTGCTGTTATGCTGGCAGCAGAATTCATGTAGTGATTGATGGCAACGTGAGTCAGATAGTTTTTTGCTGGCGCTTTTATGTACCCGGATTGAGGAGCGGCTGCTTGTCCAACGTAAAGGCTGGAGTTCAGCATATCGTTGTCAGTAGGATTTGAATTACCGGTTTGGGAGTTGATCATCAGATGATAAGCGATGCCTGTCCCTGGCGTACCGCCGTAGACGGCGCTGATATCTTGACCAGCCGTTGAAGCTACCTTCCCGACGAAATTGACAAGGTCTTCAACTCCCCAATTTACGAAGCTTTTAGCTTGGGCATAATCTGATACAGAATTTCCAAAATTCCATGGCTCGTTGAGTATTTCAAACCTGGGAACCATCCACGATGGAGCATTGTTCTTGCAGTACGTCGCAAGCTGCGTGTGCCAATCCGTCATTGGATCACACGCTAATTGCGGAGACTCAAACCATGGGTGGCAGCCGATTTCTGCACAAAGCGCAATAAACGCCTCCGGAGGAACACCGTTGCCAATCCCTGCCACGTTAGATGAATCACCACCCCATAGAGTCCAGACATTTATCCCAGCATCGTAAACCATGGTGCCCAGTGAACTTGTCGTGCCGGAGTTCTGATTTGGATTGAGCGCTATCAAATTTGCGCCAGGCCCCCACATGATCTGCAGGCGCTGATCCCAAATCGGAACAGCCCCGGAGCCATTTAAATTCAAGCTGCAGGCCCTAACGCCAACCACTCCACTTCCACCAGAGGTGGAGAAATTGATAGCAGTTCCGCCCTTGGTAAGAGAAATCGTGAACGTTTGTGCCCCTGTTACGGTCTTGACGTAGTAAGGGCTGTACTGAACGATTTCCGGCGGAGCAGAAAAGCCAGCAAAGCCACCAAACATCACTGGAGCGCCCGCGACAATACTGGCAGGCAGAGCGGCTCCCCAATTGACCGTGCCAGGCGACCCTGACGAGAATGTCAGATTGCTACCACTGCCGTTCCAAGTCGAAGTATCTGATTGCGCTGCGTTGAAATAAAGGTGAATCGTTTGCTTATCGGTCGGAGCACCACTTCCAAATGTGATCGAATAATCATTCCCGGAATTCGTTGTGGTTCCCGCAAAGAGCGATGACCTAAGCTCGTCCCCGCAATAGCTCGCATACGTCAGCGGCTTGCGCGATGCCCAATTTGTCATGTTGCATAAATTGGTCCCGCCGAACGCCGGCCCCAGCCAATTTAGGATGCGAAACACGGGGGCCTGAGCTTGCTTGATTCTCTTCGTAAATTCCACACCGGCTATCTGCCCGGCTAGATAAGCTGTCTCATCGTCAATGTGGTAGAAGTGCATGTTCGTCACGGGCAACGCCGAAATACCGATAGAAACAGTGGCAAATCCCGTCGTGTCCATGACAGCGCGATTATTGAGACCAGTTCCCGTAAGGCTGCCGCTTACGAGCGTCCCATCGCACGTTACAGTGCCTGTCCCGTCCCATCTTATGACGTATTGCTGCGCTGATTGGCCGGTTCTCCCAGCACCTGGCGTGAAAATCTGAGTGCTTACGGCCCCAGCTGCCAACGATGTTGGATACCCATTGCTATCCACGTTAGCCGGGGAAATAGTCTCAATCCCACCCCCCCCTACTATGCCCCATGGCATCAGCCCCATTTTCATCAGATCGAGGAATGCGTAATCCCCGCTCGTCAGCATGAAATTAGGATTGATAAGGATCTGACCAACATTCCCGCTGAACGCCGGAGGCGGCAATGGAGGGAACCCCCTCCAGAATACTTGCGACGGCATCAGGCATTCGCAAGCAGATTAAACGATGCCGCCAATGCATTGTTGATGTCAGTATCGGTCGCACCGGTGGTCGTCGGCGTCGCCGTCGTGACAGCAGCGGCCACCGTTGCCTGCGTGGTGCTGGACGTAAAGTTGCCGCCGTTAGTCGTGACAACGTCATTGGCAAGCGTCTGATTGGATGCGGCGGCCCATTCAAACATGGTAGCGTATGCAGAGTAGTTGTTCAGCACCTGCGATGCATAGGCCTTGCGCGCTAGATGCCGCTGCGGAGTAACGCTGCCAGTGTCAGAACAAGACTCGGGAAACACCGTTCCTACCAGGAATGCATTGAGCAAGGCCTGAACACGCGTTTTCAAATTCGAGTCTGCAGCGATCAACTGCATATCGAATGAATTTGCCGTAGCCATCTAGGACACCTTCGGATTGAGTGTGTTCCACAACTCGTATTGCTTCCTGACTTCCTTCAACGTCGGTTGGCACCAAGGAAGGAAGTTCTCGCATTCAAAAACCCCGCTGCCCCATCCCCCAACGGTCTTGGGGAGAAAATCACTTTCCTTGACCTTAGAGCACGCTAGTCTGAAATCGTCTTCAATGCTCTTATCCATCGACACCAAGAGCGCGCCAGGATGACGATTTTCCTCGACATCGTCGCGCGATTTAGCGTGAAACTCGCCGCGGATGTGCTCGACAGCCGGGCCACCACACTTCCTGCACGGATTTAATTCTGACATTTGGCGTTCCGCAATTTCATTTGGGAAGCATAATGCTCTATGACTCCATTGCATTCATGCCTGGGCCACAAGTTCTCAATCACATAGTTTAGTTCCGATACCAAAGCAGCCACGACATGCTCAGGATTGCCATCCTGAAGATGACGCTCCACCAATTCATGAAGCGACGCTGCAATATCTAATACCCGTTCGCTCCTAGACATTGTCAGCAGCTTTCCAAATCAACATACGAGCGCGGCACGCGGCTTCTGCTGCCTCAACCTTCCTCATGAAGGGCGCGCACTCGCGGCACTTCTTCTGCCCACACCACTGTCTGTCACAGCACATGCACCAAGGCGACGGCTCTTTTGGATCAATAAACACAGTAGTGTTGCAGTGCGCACACTGGAAGGTGTCAGATTCAATCTGAGGACCATAGGGGTTGGTCACAAGGTTGTAACCAAACCCCTGTCCCCGCCGCGCCGCGTAATTTGACCACATGGAATTATTCTTCCACGCTTGCCTGCACGAGCACAGTGGAGGCGTAGTTGGTAGAATATACCCTAATACCAAGTCCGTTGGCATTCACAGCCGGGATAATCGGACAAGTCGCCTTGTCTCGCCACCACTGCTTGTCAGAAGCACGCTGATTGATCGATTTCGTAAATACGGAAGAACTCGCCGTATACGTGCCGGCCGTTGTGCCATTTGCGGTGTAGGTGCCAAGAGCAACAGCGTCACCACCGCCGGTGTCGGTAGGGACCGGCGTTAGAGAAGTAGCCGTCGCCGCAGCCGTAAACTTGGACATATCCAAGATGATTGGGCAGTCCACAGCATTCGGCACGTTGTTGGCGCCCCATTCAAATTCAGTCCACCAAATGCGACGCAGAGTGGTCGCACCGGTAGTTGCTGCGGCCTGCAGAATAGCCGAATTCGTACCGTTAATGGTGGTCGGGATATTCTGCTGCGTCCCAGCATTGGTGTTGTTGATCGTATATGAGGCCATTTCTACTCTCCTCAGCTTGGAGTGGTTACGAAGGTTATGTTCCCGCCGACCGTTGCGCCGACCGACAGGTTGATGAGTAACGCGTCTCCAAGCAGTGTTTGGAACCAGCCAGCCTGGTTGAACGGTCTGACTATGCCGCCATTTTGCGCAAACGCTTGTGGGCCGCTAATAATTGCAGACCCGGTTTGGGTCTGCCATTCTATGGTCACGGCAGCGCTCGAGACCAAGTCCATAGCTAACACCCTGATCATCAGGCCAGGAACGCCCACAATCACGGTGCCCGATGAAGTCGTGTTGATGACCGCGAACTGCGGTACAAGTAGTGTCGTGCCGGTGAAAACAGCGCTGGTAACAGGCGCCGCAGCCGGGAAAGTAGGAGTTGGACCAAAATCGAAGTTCAGGGCCGACACAATGTCATTCCCCAGCAAACGCTGCCGCAGATTGCTTTATCCGCTTGAATTCATTCTGAGCAGATTCAATGTGCCGCAGAATTTCGTTCTGCTGGGCAGCAATGGCTGTTAGATCCTGCTTCGCCTTGGCCACCTTTTCGGTATGTTGTGCCGCGTCATTCTTTGCTTGCTCGAGAAGTGCAAGCGCACCCCTCTGGCCATCGGCTGTTATCAGACCAGCATCCTTATGCGCATCGGCGATAATCTGAGCTTTGGTCTTCTCTCCCTCGTTCACAATATCGCTTGCATGCTGAATAGCCGTCTCAACCTTCCGCTGTGCAGCAGTAACTGAGGCGGCCAAACCACTTAAGGTCGCCTTCATCTCCCGTTCCTGCACTTGCATGGCATCAAGGCGCTGTTGGGTGCCTTGGGCTCGAACTTCGAGTCCTCTAAGGCGCCCAACCTCGGCCTCGACATCCTCTAAAGCCTGCAGGATCGTCGCGAGCGCAGTCTCAAATACTGGATTGCTCATCAGACTTGGAAGCCTTTGGATCGCTGATAGCTCGCAACTCATCTTCCTCGTCGCGAACGAGGACGCTCACGGTGCCATCGCGGGCAGCGTGGTGCTCCCCAAACTCAGGCGTGGATATGCCACCCCTAAGTCCGCGCTGGATATGTCCTGTGTGAGCAACCACCCATTTCGGATATTCTCCACCCTCGTCGGGATGCTTTTTGGGTGGCGCAGCCTCAATGCCGATCAGGTGGCCTGTCTCCTTATGACGGGCAAACCCCTTCTCATCGAGGTAGTGGTTTTCATGATCAAAGGCCATTGGTGACCTCCGTTACGGAGTTGAATCGCAGACCTGAACAATCCACTCAGGACGCGGCACACCCGCACCAAAGAGGATATCCAAGCGATCGATAGGCTGATCGGTTGAAGGCTCGTAGCAAACCAAAGACCGCATCGAGCAATCGTCGAAGCTATGCCGAGCTGCCGCAATGACGCCCTTCTCGTTGGGCGGAATCCAAAGCGGGGCAATCACCAGCGTGATGGCATCCGGCGAATAGGCCAGGTTCTCGCGATAGGTCACGCTTGCGTTGGCAAACGGCGTAATAGTCGCGGTGCCGCCAGGAGAGGCAGTCACGGTTTGATATTGCTGTGGAGTGTAGGGAAGGCCCGCGTATGGGGTCTGATTTGCGGGCGGGATGATCGCTGGATAGATCGACAGCGACGTGGCGCCGCTAGAGGCATTCGCCGTAATGACGAACTGCGCAAGCGTCCCTAGATTGGCCTTGGTAACCCGGTTCACCGCATTCACACCGGCGATCGTGATCACATCCCCGGCATTCAGCGTGCCGGAGAGAGAGCTGATCGTCAGCGAATTACCGGTCTGGTTGGCGCCGCTGACGGTCGCGGTGGTCGCCGTACCGGTCGTATGCGAGGGAACCGACTGGTCCTCGAACCAGCGGAATTGCAGCCCTTCGTACATCATGCCGATATTGAACTGCCGACTGATGGTATCGACCGGATTGAGCAGACCGCGAAGCGCGAGCTGGACGCGGGCATCCGAGCGAGGCTGCAAGGCAACCTTGCGCATACCCATCTCGCCAAACTGCGGCGAGGAATTCTCCTCCAGGATTGCCCTGGCCAAAGCGAACGGAGAATCCGTTACAGGCAGAATGTTGTTGTTCGCGTCCACGTTGGCCACCGCATTGCGGACGGTCGTGCCAACTATGGTCAGAACCTGCAGCGCCACATTGCCAGCAAGAACATTGACGCGCGGGAGCACAATGCGCTCCATATAATCGTCAACATCCAGGGTGGTTTCCGCCGACGTGAATGCCACGTCCACATGTCGCTGGGTGGCGACCGTAAGCAGGAATTGCTGCTCGAGCGTGTCCTGAATGGCAATGCCAGGGCCATCCGTCACGGTGTAGTCATTCGGCAGGCGGATACGGAGCTGAGCGCCGATACGGGCGCCTTCGATGCCGAATTGGGATTCGAACTGACGGCTTACGTTTTGGATGAAATAGTTGGTATTAAGAAAAAGCTTGATAGAGTACCGAGTCACCATGCTCGGCGTGATAATCGAGTTCGCCATAGGGTATGGCTCCACTTACCGGTGCGCCACCTCTACGGGCGCGTAACTCTGGAGCGTCTTTCGACGCTGGCCGTCTGGTCCCTAGTCAGACAAGGGCGGGAGAACCATGATAACGCTCATGTCGCGGCGCTGGAGGAGGCGCGATTACATCCGATCCCTGATGACGCCCAGGTCGCGGCGGAGCCGATTTCCGCTACGGCTTAGCTTTTACCGGCGTGCCCCGCGGTTCATATACCGATCGTTCCAGCCTTTGCTGAACTCGTCATCTGACACTTTATCATCCCAGAATTCGCGCTTTTCGCCCGCATGAGCCTCTACACGAGGCGCCGGCTTTGGTGCCTGGGAGACGGTCTTGGCGGGTGCCGCAACCGGCTCCGCAGGCTTCGCGACCGGTGTTGCGCCGGTAGTAGCTTTGGATGCCATACGTTCGGATATCCTTGTAATTTCGGCAATGCGTCGCGCGTGAGACATCGTGGCCAAGGAAGCAGCCTTCGACGGATCCTCGGTAATGGCGCGCACCACCTCGTGGGTCTTGTCCCGGCCAGCAACGTCCATAATGGAGCTGATAAAGTCCGCGGTGTTCAGGTCAAACGATTGAAGAATGTTCAGCGAGTCATTCCACTGGCCGCCATAGGCTTGCACACCGGCAGAACTGACCTGGGAGGCATCCCGCTGGAAGTTGAGTTCCATGGCGCGGCGGTCAATATCGGACTGTGCGACCTGCTGCGGCGGCTCCTGGCGCTGCTGAGATGGCGGATCGCCCTGTCCGTTACCATTGCGCTGCAGCCTGGCAATCAGCTCTTGGTGGTCACGATCGCGACGGCGATGCTCCTCAAGGGCTGCCTCAAGCTCCCGGTTCTTGGCCCGCAGCGGCGTTACCTCGCGCACCAGCACATCAGCCGGGATCATCCGCGGCTGAGGCGGCGTCTCCAGTGGCAACTCCGGAGCGGTCTCCGGTGCCGGATCGGCGTTCAGTACGGGCTCGGGTGGATCAGTGGCTAGATTTGTGTCGCTCATGTGTTCACTTATGTTTGCCGCCAGTAGAAAACGTCGCCGTCACCTCGACAATATCGCCGCGGGCGGGCCAGTTCGGAATATCAGGGAACTCTGAAATCGTGTCTGAACCCGACATCTGCAACCATACCTCGTGGGTGCGAACAGGATAGGGGCCAGTCCCCCAGAATTCCGGCAAGGTTTGAAGGTTAGCGGTCGGGCCGATATAAGCCGCGTTCGTCATAGCGGTTTCTAGTTTGACGCAATCATTAAGGGTCAAGCCTTGCGCTTCCGCAATGCTCTTGAGCGTATTGTAAATCTGCGTAATTCGGGCAGTCGCATCCGGGCTGTCGCCAGGTGTATTACCTGGGCCTGGACCTGGAGCAGGTTCTCCTCGCACGCCAGAAACATACATGGTGTCCCCGGCTATGACGACTTGGGAGCGATTGCCGCCTGCGTTGCCGATAAAGATTGGACCCTTTTTATCGTTTGCCATCAATTGAACCTCGATCGCGGCATCAGCAATTCGTTGAAGGTATTGCTATGCCGGCCATACTGCTCTTTGATTTTGTAATTCTCGTGCTTATCGCCAACAAACTGCTGCGTGTTGGGCATTATCTGAAGGCCGCCATCTTTCTCAGGAGCCTTCATAATCTGGTCGTACAAACATAAAGCCAAAAAGGCGCGGCGCTTGTCGTATTCCGGGGTTTTATCATCGCCGATAAGCTTGGCATAATCAGTTCTGGCGGCATCAATGTAACGACCCCAGTTCACGTTCACATAAACGTCGATATTTGGCCAATTGGCCCGGAATTTCTCTGAACGATCCTGCTCGTAGAACTCGCCAGCCCGATTTTTTGCCTGATTGAGAAATGACCGCACTAGCTCCATAACTTCGGAACGGGCGATCTTCTCACCGTTGACTTCCATGTAGTCTCCGAGTTTGGGTTCTTCGCGCTTCGGAAGCTTCATTCCTTCCCCACAGGCTTTCCAGGGTTGATGTTCTGCGGGCTAAAGGCGTCCTTCGGCGATCGCATGGGACGTTCTTCCATGTTCCGAGACATGGTCTGGTGCCCCGGCCAATTGTTGGTTGGCATCGGCCGAGGTGTCGTATCGCTTGCGGATGGGCGATCGATGCCCTTAGAGCCTGGTCGAGGCCAACCTTTAGTTGCCATGATTGGTCACCAATCCTTGGTGTATGAAGTTTTCGTACGTTTGGTCTCAGACTTCAAAACCTTCGAAGATTTGGGCTCTTTAGGTTTAGATTTAAGCCTATCCATAAAGCTGGTTTTAGGAACCCTACCTTTAGGGGCTGGTCGAGGCCAACCTTTAGCCATGGCTATTCCTTTCAGCCTTACGTGGACGGCGGGGGCGGAGGAGTGACCTTCGCGACTTCCGTATTGAGAGCCGTAGTCAGGTTCTGGATATTCGTCACAGCCGTTGCGATGGCCGGGTTATTGCCAGTATTGGCAGCGGCAATGGCCGCCAACTCTGTATCAATAGCAGCTACCGCATTCGTCACTGACGTCTGAAGAGCGGCAACGGCGGCGGTCAAATTGTCGAGATCGGACATGATCGTGTTCACTTTCGTGGTTAGAGCGTTGATAGCGTTCATCACTGCCGTATGGCGGGCTGCGGCAGAGGCTTCCGTTTCGCAGACCGCTCGAAAAGCCATTACTTGCCTTTTTTGCCCCTGCGCGGCTCTGATAGGGCGATTGCCACAGCTTGCTTGCGATTGGTCACTTCCGGGCCTTTCTTGCTACCAGAATGCAGCTTGCCGGCCTTAAACTCGTGAAGCACCTTTTCAACCTTGCCTTTGCCCTTGGCTTTCATTCCGCACTCGCGCTTTCATTGCTGATATCTGCCGCATTGGCCTGCTGAATCATGTCATAGACGTGTTGCCGGCCGCCCTGGTCAATCTCATGGAAGCGCTGGCGGGCACTCTCGGCAACTTCATGGTCCAATTGCTCGCGCTGCGCCGGCGTTAGCATGATTTTGGACAACGCCTCGACCGTAGCATGCAGGCTATCGGCATCCGCCCGCATTCGCTCCGTCTGCGCCTTGAAGGCCTCGATATCGCGCCGCTCATCCTTGCCGCGAACCTTCAACTTTTCGTCCGCAAGCTTCGCCATGAGCTCAGAATTGATGGCAATCAACTGCTGATTCTGCTGTTTGAGCGCCGCCAGCTGCGGATCCTGTGCCTCATCGAACAAATATGGCTTGGTGGCCTTCAATTCCTTCTGGAAACGCTCTTTTAGCTCCTCAGCACCCGCAAAATCACTGAATTTGAAGAAAATATCCGCAATTAAGGACGTCAATTCCTTGTTGGCCTGCATGATCTGCGCCATAGCGTTGAAGGTCTCTTCACGCTTGGTCGCAAAATCCGGCCCAGGATCGGAAATTACCTCAAATTCACCCACCCCTGGGTTAAATGAGATACGGGCGGCCTCACCCTCTTCTTGAACCTTCGCAAGCTCCCTGACAGCCTCCTGCTGATCAGGGTCTACATGCACCCATGCCCGCTTGCCCATCTCGTCTTCGATCTGCAGAACACGCTTGGTATCGTAAATCTTCGGGATCAGATCCAGCAGTTGAACCCCGATAAACCGCTTCATATCCTTCATGTGCTCGATGAAGTGGTATGTGGCGGTGTCTCCCTGCTCCTGGCGCTCGTTGATGGCTTTGCCGGATGACGCCGATTGCTGGTCATCCTCTCCAAGCTGAGCCTGGAACTGCCCGGAGACCATCATCATATGGCGCTCGGCGTCCTCACCGACCTTTATCCATCCGGGCGACGGCGTCGGCGGGTCTATTCGCTGTGGAGCCGGTACTGGCTGGTCAGGGTGCTCGTCATCAATGTCTTGCCAGGTTAGAACCGCATAATTCTTGATATTGGCGTCTTTCCACTGCTCTTGACCCTCTGTACCACGAGCCGGAACCAGCCATTGACTCTTAACCGCACTGGCTACGTGCTCTACGGTACACGATGCGGCATAGTTCAGCATACGCTGTGCATCGATAAGCGGGCGAGTATGCCCTTTCCGATCTAGCGTTTTGTCGATAATGACTTCGCGCCCGACGGCTTTGGCTATGGGAATATATTTCCCAGCCCAATCGCCCTTGTCTATGACGGTATCGCCGGCAATCAGGAACCATTCGACCTTGTCGTTTGTGACCTTGCGCGTCCCGCCATCGATCTCGCCATTTTTGATCTGCTCCTGCAGAGCCTTGTAAATGTCCGTCTTGCTCTCATCGCCGCGGATTTCTTCCAACAACTCAGACCGGAGCCAATGCTGGGCCTCTTTGCCTGGCTCCTGCCACCAGACATAGAGATCGGGAGACTCACGCTTGCGGTAATATTTGACGATTGTGATGCTTTTGTCGGTCAGCCAAGCCATCATCTCAGTATTGAGCGGCGCTGACCCTACCTTGTTCTTCCACTTAGGATATTTCCGGTTGAACTCTCGGCGAGACATCTCCTCGAAGATGAATCCATAATTGGCGTCTGAACCATCAGGCTCGGTGCTCCAGCGATCGAGGTAGACGCCAGTTGGGTCTCTAGCAGACCTGAAGTAGATATCTTGATCATTTGACTTGTTTGATACGTAGCGAGTCTCCAGAACGATGTATCCAATACCACCATCGACCTGCTGCTCCGCTACTTTCCGAAATTGCGCCGTGGAATTCGATTGGTAGTTGATCCGGCGAATCAGGTTCATACGAACCTTGGCCGCCTCGTAGCTAGCATCGCCACTGGTCGGCCGCACCATCACCCCAAGGCCAGACTTACTCATCTGGTTGATAATGATGTCGTTGTGAACCCTGGTCTTGTTGATGGTCAGAGACGGAAGCTCGCTCGCGCCTCCCGTGCGCTCCTGGTAAATCTTGTCTGGCCACTGCCAGGCATTGCGAGAATCCCCATTGGAGAACTTGATATCGGAGCGGGTGCGCTCGTCAGTATCGCCCTGCCAATCCTTAACCTCATGCCACCGTTGATTGGCTTCGGTAACGACGTCCCTTTCTGTCTCTTTACCGGTCGGTTCGTCATCCGCCGGCGTGGAGTCAAAGAGCATGTAAGCTAGTGCTGCTTCTTACTTGGAATGAACTTCTTCACATTCCCGTGCGACATTCGCTCAGGATTTCGAGTGTTGCTCTTGTAACCAAGACGCTGTGTGGCAGCTTTAGTCTGCATAGACTTGACGCCGCGCGGCTTATAACCAGTAGGAGATTTCATCGGCCTAGCCATCCTGCGCCACGGTCCGGACCACCCCGACTAACTTCAATAACTGGAATGCGCGGAGCCCGTGGAATGACCTTGTCCATGATCTCCCGATGGCCACAGGCGAACGTCCGTAGCGCATCAGCAGCATGCGATGCAAAATCGTGCAACGGCGCATCACGGAATGCCTGCAGCTTGTCGTTCCATTCGCGGCGATAGGACCGCAAGCAATTCAATCCTTGCTCACAGCGGGTTTCATCGATCCAAGCTTGGTCAAGTAACTGCCGTACGGCATTGATACCGTCATTGACGTTGGAGATGGGTACCACGACTGGAGTAATCCGGAGCCCGCGTAAGGTATCCACCCGAGATTTGCCTTGATTACCCAGCTCCCGGTGGGCCACATCGTGGGGGAAGTAGTGCCTTCCGTAGACCCAGCCATGCTTCACAGCCTTTTGGTCAAGGACACGTGCGTATTCGTCAAGCCCGACACCGGAACCTTCGTGGTAATCCACGAGGCGAAATTCTCGGCCAACCCTTTGGATGAACCAAATCGCCGTAGCGTCCGATATGCCAAGATCCCATGCCGTATGGACAGGCACAGTGCGGTCCACCGGGACATTGCCAATGCGCTTCTCCCGCTGAGCTCTCGTCAAATATGCGCCGTAGTAGCTGCCGACAAATGCGCCTTCGAACGAGCAATAGTATTCTTGCTCAAAGAAGGCCTTGCCATCATCCACCCCATAAAGCTTCTGGTTCTCCCGAAGCTCGGTGGCTAGCTCCTCATCCGTAAAGACACCTGTGTCCGCAACCGTCAGAACTTGGGCAAACCAAGCCGGATCCTGTCGGGCCATGTCGTAAGTCTTGCGGGCATGATTGGACCCCCGAGGGGTAGTCTCGTAGATCACCCAGCCTTTCGATTCCGCCAGAATTGGGCGTAGGAAGGCATCCGCCTTAGGGTCCGCCAACGCCCATTCGGAAAATACAATGCCCGCGGGTGTGGATCCCACGAGACTATTGTAATTATCGCTGCCCACAAGTCGCCAAGTAGAGCCATTCTTGAACCTTATCATCATGTCCGCATCACGGGTGCGATCGCGGATTTCAAGCGGGAAAGCCTGGTCAATACGGCGCTCCCCGGTGTGCGGAGATACAGCATCCCAGATCGCCTTGCGTGCCTGAGATTGTTCCGGAAGCATGTGCCAGTAGTCGCCCACGCGCTTCTGGGAGGCGATCGCAGCCCAATGCAGGCTGACATCGTCCTTGCCGGACCGGCGATGCCAAATGATGCACGCCCGCTTGCCGCCGTTGTTTAGATAATTCCAAACTGGAAGCTGATATCGGCGCGGCTCCCAATTGTTTGGCAGCCGCACCTCACCAGGACGCGTTAAACCGAGGATACGGTCAAGCTCAGCCTTCTCGGCGTGCGTCAATCCAGATATCAAGCTGGCCGGATCGACGTCAGCTAACTGCACGTGCGCCCCATTGTGATATTAGCCGGCATGGACACCTCTGGATTTTTGAACGTCCAGCACTGCCCGCCAGTGTCAAGAAATACGACCCACATCAAATGATGCTCTGGACCATAGTCGAGAACGAGATATGCAAGTCCGTCGCCCTTGGGGGTTTGCAAGGGCAATGGCGGGTTGAGCTGAAGCATCACTCGCTGTGCCAGCCGTTCTTGATAGCAAGCGCCAATAACCGCTCTTTTTGCCGATCTGTTAGTGGCAGTCACTTAGGCATCGGCACGAGGCCTTCCGGAGCCTTCGGGGGCTTGGTGCCACCGGGGCTCTGCGTGCCAGAAGCTGACGGCTTCTGCGTGCCCTGGCCGGACTGGCAGTTAAGCGCAGTCGAGTGGCCCATGATGCCCTTCACTGAACCGATGTCATTCATGATGTTCTCCTATGGAGGTAGGTTGTCGTAATAAACGACGATGGAAGCGGCTGAGGTCGCGCTCACAAGGCAAAGCGTATTGCCAGGAGGTACAGACAGCCCGCGGAAGAAAGAGCCGCCATCTGTCATAAAGCTTGTAGTTCCCATCGACCAGGTGGGAGTCAGCGGCACAGTCCCCGTATCGCACGGATTTGTAGTCTTGGTGCCATACTCAAGCCCAGCTGTGCCGGCAGCTGCCATATTGATGATATAGCCGCAGACCAGAATCGAGTTTCCCGACGTGAGGTTCGTAGCCGCCGGGCCGCCGGTTGGCATCGAGGATGGAATCGTCGCCGCTGGGCCAATAAGACCGCTGGTACCGACGCCCCCTTGGGTAAGCGAAATAGCCTGAGTGCAGGTATGGGGAACTGTAGTGCTCTGCGCTGCCGCCTGAGAGAGGCCTAACCCAGGCAGCAGCGCTAGAGCCAAGAGCCAGTGACGGGCAAGAGGGGGCATGCGTGTTCTGGCTCCTGATTAGAAATCAGGCCCATCCAGCAATTGGATGGCATTAGGAAAGTCGGTGCCAAACGTTGCAGGCGTTTGGTCCACCGCTCCGGAAGAAGTCCATGTCAGAGACAGGCCTCTTAAGTAGTCAAAAGCATACAAATAGAAAGAATATGTTCCGCCTTGGTTTCCACTGTCCCAGTAAAATATATCTCCTTTAAATGCCTGCACAGAAAAAAGGGTTTTAAAGTCCCTATAACTAGCAGGCGCTGCCTGAAATGCACTATCTAAAAGTGCAACGGCATTGGGAAAATCCGTGCTAAATGTGGCAGGAGTCCGGTCTGTTGAACCGGTATCACCCCACGTCGCAGATAGATTCCTCGCATAATCCATAGCATACACGTTAAATTTGTATGTGCCTGCCTGATTTCCGCTATCCCAATAGAACGTGTCCCCTTTAAAAGACTGGGCTTCAACAATCGTTTTGAAGTCCCTATAGCTGTAACAGCTGGCACTTGATCCCATTATGAACCCCCACTTACTGAATTCGATACCAGCTGGTGTTGGATACTTGATACTGCCAGCAAATGCGGGACAACGTAACAGTGCCCGCGGTACCGACCGCGGTCGCAACAGGCACCGATGTAGGCGTCACACCAACGATCGATTGGCCGCTAGTACCAACGGCAACCGCAGTTAGAGTTAGAATACTGGTTCCCGTTGATGCGTTGGAAATGCAAAAATCCTGATTCTGCATAGGATTGGGCGGCAGCGACAAAGATGTGATTGTGGCTGCATTGTTAGCACCGCCAGCATAAATGAAACTGTTAATGCCATTGGCCACGACAACCGACGCCGTTGTGCCTGTGGTAGTAAACACTTGCATTGCACCATAGCCCTGCCCGAGAGCAGTCACCGGCAATACCGCAGTCTGAGCGCCGCCGTTCGGCTGAGCCGTACCAGGCGTGTTGATATCAACCGGAACGACCTCGGTCCCGACCAACGCCGGCGGACCAGCAGGCTCTGTCACCGTGCAAATCACATTGCCGGTAGTGGCATTAGCTCCGGCAGGCGTACCGCTCTGCCCGGTAATGGTTTGCTGGGCCGGGCCTACGATATTGCTGCCAGAGCAATAAGCAGCGCCTCCGATAATAGGCATGGTCTGCCAAAGGCCACCGCCCCAAGCAAGCCCACCCGCAATGCAAACAGCCGCGGCTGCGGCAAGATATTTTGTCACTTTCATGGTTCGCTCCTTGCTACAGCCGGCTAAGCCGGGATTACCATCCTGTCGGGTCGATGCTTTTGGGAACGGGAGGGCATAGCATATCAGCCACTGCCTTCATTCCTTTGTGCTTGCGAAGGCTCTCGATCTCATCAGCAGCCTCAAGCATTATGGAGTGATCGGGCTCGATAGAACCGTCCGCTTGCCTGCGCAGCCGCTCAACGATATCAGCCATTTTTGAATCACCATAAATCCTGCGGTAAGCAGTGGGCACGTCAACAATCTGGGAGGGATCGATTATCACCACTCACCTCCCCAACCGCCACCGCGCCCGCCCGTATAGGCGCGATTGCCGCCGCCCCAGGACCAATCATAGCCGCCTCGAGGCGCATAGCTAGGAGCCGGCCTCGGAGCGTAATAGCGTGGCGCATAATGCTGCGCGTACCGTTCTGCATAATGCCCGCCGCCGGCATAGTAGCCTCGCCCAGGATAGGCATGGCCACCGTAGTATTGGGCGCTGGCGGAAATTGTGTTCAGAAGAAGCGCACAGGCAAACAAGAAAAATCTAACCACTCAACCATTCTCCCAAAGCCTGCACCAACCAGAGCGCCTAATATCCATAACTAAACTGCAAGTTGGACTCATCATATGATTTGAATACTCGCACGTGTGGCAGAACTCAGGCTCGTGGCCTTTCCGGTAATTCGCCTCGGTGTGCGTTAGCTTGTTGTCGAGCTCGCCTCGCAATAGCTGCCTATGCGTCCGGAAAAGCCTTATGCCGCCTGGTGGTTCGCCTTCCCGAAGAAAAGCCTCAATATCCACGCCATGATGGATAGGCTGCCCTGCGGCTTGCCAGGAGCGCAGGAGAGCGTCAACTCGTAGGTGTGAAACGATGAGTACGGATTTACCCGGATTGCGCGCAATTGCCTCATATAAGCCTCGGAAAGCGCGTCGTTTGAATTCATTGAAGCTCTCGCCTTCCGGTACGGGTCGATCCGGCTTCTTGGTGTAAGCCGCTATCTGCGGCCCGGCCATGCTCATCGGCCGATTAGTAAGGATCCCCAGACCCCAGGGCCGCAACTTGGCAGAAGCCCGAGGCTCCACATCCAAAATGCGCCCTATAATCTCTGCACTCTCCTCTGACCGCGCCAGGTCGCTGCAGCATATCGCCCCTATGCCCTTGTCCTTAAGCTTCAGGGCGGCATGCCTGGCATCCTCTGCACCCTCTGCAGTCAGAGGGCATTGGCTCCAACCACGCTCGCGATCGACGGATGCCGCCGACTCCGAATTGAGGATCGTCGCCCCATGCCGGGCAAGGTAGAACGAGACCTCCGCCCCCTGCTTTGCCCCTTCCAGTATTTCCTTGCGGGAGAGTTCAGACTTGTTCATACACAATCTGATGGTGGGCCAAACAATCTTCCAATTACATTCCCGCAATAATACAATTTGCGAGCCCAAAAACCATCTGGAGGAACGTACCCGCCCGCCGATCCTTCATATCTCCCGTGCCAAAACCACGATCTTACGTGCATCTCAGCCCGCATCATCAGTCCAAATACCCGCTATTGCAAAAGCCGATAGGACCAAGACCATCGTAACCACAGACCACACATTCAAAATGTCATTGTCGATCGCAATCATGCGCCCGGATCCACCTGCAGCCGGCAAACCCAATGACCCTCCGGGGTCGTACCAATATGCTGGTAAACCACAATCCGCCCGTCCAACTCGATGTACACGGCGCCGTGATGCACCCGCATCCAGCGGCCCATGAGGTTGTGCACGTCAATCACAGTTTTGAGAGGCAAACCTGCCTCGAGGTGGTATCCGCCGGTATCGTCCTGGGTGAAAACAATCGGCTCACAGATCATTTCTTTTTGCCGAGCAATTGCCTTAGCGCCTCTATCCGGTCCGCATCCGTAACGCCGCCAATAATCACCGTGGTGTTGTTGGCCGGCCGGTCCTCGCCGTGATCAACCTTGCGGGGGTGCACATAGGGGGCAACCGCTTTTGCGGCCTCAAATCTCACTAGTAACGCCTGCTGATGATCGGTCATTATCGCAAGCATGAACTCGACCGGGTCCGACCCCGCGACGTCAACGCACTGAGCAATTTTTTCCCTTAGGGCCGCGGCTCTCTTATTAGGAACTCCTTTTGAGCGACCACCTGTTTTCCGTCCAATTGCCATCTACATTTGGTCTACTTAGTCTACAAGTAGAGGATTACCTCTTTACCAATTAGCCCCATTTGGCAGCAGCTTATGGAGCCGCCAAACTGCATCTAGCCACGACCCGATTATGGCTGCTCCAAATATTGCGAGTATCGTCAAGGCCCATGCTGCGCGTGTCATCAAATCAATCCAAGCTGGCGCTTAAGCTCAGCCTTGCTGTCGTCATGACATTCAATATCGCCCAGGCGCTTATCAAGCTTATCCAACCGATCAAGCACCTCGCGCAGAAGCTGCTTTGACTCCTGATCCCATATCTGAATTGGAGGTAAATAGGGCTGCGGAAACGGTACTGGAGGCTGAGGCTGCGGCCATGGATTAACGGGATCGGTTCTATCACGGTAATAATCGCTAATTGCTGATGTAGCGCACATCAATCTACCCTTAACTTCATGCAATCACCGGTAATTCCACCCTGGCAGGAACGGTCGCCCTGGGTTGTAGTAATCGTTGTACTGGTACTGGCGCTGGATCGATGGATAGTACGGGTATGGCGTGTAGTTCCGGGCTGGTGGTGCGGACCACCAGATATCGCCGCGGGAGCCATATCCGCCGCCTTGTGATGGGTTACGGCCTTGGTAGCGGCCGTCGATGTTGTAATCGGGATATCGGTAATATCCGGATTGCGCCGATGCTGCGTTGACGAGCATCACAACCACGGCAAGCACCAATACGAATATTACAACTCCGAGAAGCATATCCAAGAAATCGTATCTCATAAAAAAGGGCGCCGAGTCTGCTTTCGCGACAGGGCGCCCTTAGTCCTGTGGGAGGATCGTCAGGAGGGACGTCCTACCCTATGTCATGAAAAACCCGGCAGCCTGAACCACCGGGTTTCGCGTGCCGAGGGGTCAACACGCGGGGGAAAGGCGAAGCTCCTCACGTTTGAGGAGCCAAGGGTTGAGCCACCTTTGCGAGTCTAGCTTTCGACAGTGTCGCTGCCAGCTGAGCTTTTCGTTCCTCCGAAAGCTGCACCCTCTCCCTCCACGGATTAAACCCCGTACGGAACGGCCAGCTTGGACAGTTTACAGAAACGCAGCGACGAACCTCTGCGGAGCTACCTGCACAGCAGTCGAGGCAGCGCGCTCGCAAAGCCTGTAAAATTGACAATGGCTGGAAGCCAAGTTCACGCAACTCGTCCTGAGACATTTTCCGGGGATCGCGACCAACCTTGACCGAGACCCCATCGATAACCTCGTCTTCCCAACCAATCTCGCGTTGCTTCTGTGATTTCATGTACTAGCCCTCATAAATTTACAGAGGACATCTAAAATCTTTAAGGGAAATTACAAGGCTGCCGGACGACACTCGCCCACCTAACCTAAGCTGTTGCAGCTTGGACTAAGTGTTCTGAGGAGACATAAACACGTCTCTGGCCGCCAAGTAGTTTCACTAGAACGCATATTCTCGAATCGTCGTCAAGTGTTTCAATTTCGCCGCAGAACTCAACCCACAAGCCTTTGCGTATCAGAACCTTATCGCCGACCTTGAATTTCGGCTCGGTGTGTTCGCTTTTCATGTTTACAGTCCAAAGGCTTAACTCGAGTTGGCGGATCTGCATGATGCCCACATGGGACGGGTCGTTGTGGCTGATCGTGGCCAAGCCGCCGTTGGTTTTCATCAATGCGCGCTCGCCGTAGGTCATGCCCGGCGCGGTGCGTAGCGATTCCCATCCGGTGCGATGCGGCAGCACGAAGAGGTATCCAGGGAACATTGATTTGCTGCCGTCTTGAACGCGGCGGCGGCGGTCCGTGAATTGTCTCGGCATGGTCGGCCTGTAGACCGTGTAGCCGCGAACTCTCAGGGCTTGTTTGGCCATGTAGTCGAGGCCAGGCTGGGCAATCGCGACATGCCAGCGAAGTACGCCCTCTTGCGGAATGTTGTCCCAATGGATGCTGGTCATGGGTTCCCCTTGGATGGTTTCAGATTGCGCATGGCGTCTTCGACGGTCAGCCGCTCGAACCACGTTTCCCGAACGCCAAGCCGTTTTTTGATATCGGCAATCACGCGATCGCATTGGGCTTTGCGTTCCGCGAGCTCGGCTTTCGGAATAACCGGCGCCGGCAATGCTGGCCGCTCGAGCTTTGCGCGTTCCCAAATTGGCTCGGTGCGGATTTCGCACCAATCGTGGACCTCTCCGGCGTTGGGCCGGAATTTCTTGCACTCGCGCGCAATGCCGTGAACCGGCGAGCAGCACTGGACGGCCACCTCCCGCGGGAACTGCGAAAGCACTGTGGCGACATTCGCGATGTAGCCGTCAGGAAGATCGCTGCCAGTTGAGTAGGCTGATAGCATCCGGCCCACTTCCCGAAGAACTTCCGGTGGCGTCAGCCTGGCGTTCAAGCGCTGCGTCCAGCTCATCTGCGAGTTGGAACGCCCTCTCGGCAGGGTGCTGTCGATGGCCATTGATGCGACCTCCGTTTGAGGTTTCCTGGAAATTGCTGGTTGTCCAATTGCGCCATGCGGCGTCCCAATTCGCATATGTGCGGTTATGGGCTAGGGCGCTGTCCGTAAAGCGTAGGAACTCCGCCAAAGTGCGGGCGTCGTTCCAGCCACGGTCTCGGCCGCACTGCTTGCGTTCTTCGGTCAATCCGAAGTCTTCGGGTAGGGAGCGCTTCGCACTCACTGCGCGCTTAGCGCGCTTCCC